GAAGTAACTCGTACACAAGTTCGAAATGCTCTCAATCCGCCTCTCGCTCTGATCAAGTCTGGTCGCGGTCTGTCTGACTACAAGGTTAAGTGCGACGACAAGAACAACACGCCTGATGTAATCCGTCAGCGTATTCTCAAGGTCGACTTGTACTTGAAGCCTTCGAAGCTTATCGACGGTGTGGATCTCGCTCTGATCTATACTCCGGACGGCGTGTCGTTCGAAGAAACGCCTGCAGTATAACATCTTTCGGAGGCAGAGACATAGTTTCTGCCTCCTAGTTTCTGTCGTTAAAATAAGACAGAAGATCACGAATAGAGGACCTCCGAAATGTCAGAATCAAACTTCTCGAACTTCAATGTTCAGTCGTTTCAGTCTCAGCTCGGGAACGTTACGCAGTCGAATAACTTCGCTGCTAATATCACGCTTCCGCCTGCTATTGCTCCACTGCTCCCGAACAGTGATCGCTTCGTACGAAAGATCTCTTTCGCGATCTCTGCTACCGAGCTTCCAGAAAGTTCAATCGGTGAAATCTCGGTTCCGTTCCGAGGTGGCACGAAAATGCGTATCCCTGGTGACCGTGACTTCAATGCCACTTGGACAGTGACGTGTCGTTTCGATGTGGACTCTGTTGTCCATGACGTTCTCGAAGCGTGGTCTGACGGTATCGTTGGTAACGTTCTCGCTGATACCATCGGAGCTGACGACGATGTCATGTCTCTGTTCGGCACTGGCGAGATCTATCAGCTATCGCGTAACAGCCGTATCATCAAATCCTGGTCTCTCGCTAACATCTGGATCTCGAATCTCGGTTCGATCTCGTATGAGTGGGAAAACGAAAACCAGATCGTTTCTGTTCCAGCTACGTTCGTCTTCTCTCACAAGGAGTCGTCCGTTACGCGCAACAACACCATCAGCGAGTCGGACGTACTCGCAGGTACAGCAAACTTCTAATACTCGTCGCTCGTTTTGACTTAAATAGTATGAAACGAGCGACAGTACCTCGAAGGATTATTCATGCGAATTTTCGGTTATGATCTGAAACTTTCAAAGCAAGGATCAGAAGCAAACCTGAAGCAGCTTGACGTCGAACCAAATGGTTCAACGATAGCTTCTAAGGCGATGGCGAGAGTCGTCGACTTCGACTTCGTTGCGAGTTCTGAGATCGAACTTGTCAACTCCTATCGTCGCATCTCTTATATGACTGAAGTCTCGACTGCTATCGACGAGATCGTAAACGAGATCATCGTTATCGACTCGGACGAAGACGTCATTCAGATCGACACGACTCTGATCCACGAAGAAGGTGGAATGAGTCCGGCCATCTTGAAGTCTGTCGAAGAAGAGTTCAAGAAGATCGTTAATCTCTTAGACTTCAATGCGACTGCTTACAACAAAGTCCGTGACTGGTACATCGATGGCAAGATCATCTTTCAAAAAGTCATTGACATCAAGAAACCAACCAACGGTCTTCAGAAGCTAGTTCAGCTCGATCCTCGGAAAGTACGCAAGATAACTATCGTTGACGAAGACTCAGAAGGTCTGCTCTCGATAGTCGAAGAATTCTACGTCTACACTTCGATGATTCCGCAGAAAGACGGTCAGCTTTCAAGCTCGTTTTCTGTCCAGATGTCTATGGCTGAATACAACGAAATGCGAAGAGCGAACTTGATCTTCAGGATCGAGAAGGACGCACTCGTATTCGTCGACTCTGGTATGATCGACAAGACGTCTGGTATCTCCTATGGATATCTTCACAAGGCTGTCAAGATCGCTAACCAGCTCGATCTCGTCGAGACGTCATTGGTGATCTATCGTCTTGCACGTTCTTCTGAACGTCGCGTTATCTACGTCGATCCTGGCAACCTGCCTCCGTCGAAAGCTCAGCAGCATCTCGAGAACGTGAAGGCTGAGTTCAGGAACAAGACGTACTACGATACAGTCCATGGAACAGTCGAAGACAAAGCACGTGTGATGTCTCTTCAAGAAGACTTCTTCATGCTTCGTAACGGTAACAAGTCTACTGAGATCGACGTTCTTTCGTCTGGTGAAAATCTCGGAAACATTGAAGACGTCCTGTACTTCAAAGACAAACTGTTCATCAGTCTGAACGTTCCGATGTCTCGGTTCAAGGACCAGACGTCTATCTTCAGCTCAGGAACTCAGATCTCTCGTGACGAACTGAAATTCCATCGTTTCATTACTCGTCTTCGTGCTCAGTTCTCGTCTGTCTTTCTCGATCTTCTGAAGACACAACTCGTTCTGAAGAAAGTTATCCGTCCTGAAGAATTCGACAAGATCCAAGAGTTTGTCAAGTTCAAGTACAACAAGGACAACTTCTTCTCTGAAATCAGAGACATCGAAGAGCTCGAACGTCGCATGCAAGCACTCGAACAGATGAAGCCTTACATCGGTGTCTACTGGTCTAGTGAGTTCATCCGTAACAAGGTTCTCGGACAATCACGTGAAGATATCGCAGAAATGGACAAGCAGATCGAAGTCGAAACGAAGAACGGAACGTATTCCAATCGTGACATAGATCTACCTGACGCAACTATCGATTATGATCAGAGTGGAAGAGGAAATCGCCGTGACACTCCAAGAGAGCTTGACTAATTTCGCAGCTGTTGCTAGTCTACCGCTGACATACGTTGCAAAGAACTACGAGATGATCTCAGTGTCGTCTTACAATAGTTTGATGTTCGTTACCGTAGTTGTAATGACCATCATCGGCTGGAGAACATTCCATCATGTCCAAAAGTGAAAATGACCAGTTCTCGAAATTCATCAAGACCGTTCGCGAGAACGATTTCACGAATTTCTCGTCTGAGATTTCGAAGACGATGAGTCAAACTGTCAAAGAAGAGACAGCGAAACTCACGAAAAAGTAAATAGTTCTATAATCGAAGGACAGTTCAATGACACAGACCATGACTATGAACCTATTCTCTGAAAGCCTGACTATCGGTTCTGACGTCAGGTCGTTCTGCGAGAACACTGCAACTGGTCGTAATTACTACATCGAAGGTTGTCTCGCTCAAGCGAACGTTCTTAATCGGAACAATCGCATCTATCCTGGTGATGTTCTGTTTCCTGATATCGCGCGATACGATGAACTTTACGTGAAGAGAGATCTCGCATGGGGTGAACTAGATCATCCTGAAAAGCGAGTTCAAGTAAACATGAAAGAGGTCTCGCATCGAATTATCAGTCTTCGAATCGAAGGCGATAACGTGATCGGTAAGGCAATCATCACGAACAGTCCAAACGGTCAAATCGTTAAAGCGATGATCGATTCTGGCGGTCAGCTGGCAGTCTCCACTCGTGGCCTTGGCAAGTCGTATGAGAAAAACGACGTCGAGTACATGGAGTTCTACCACATGACTGCTATCGACATTGTATCCCATCCGTCCGGCATCGACTGTTTCCCTCGTGGATTCATGGAAGGAGTAGACTACCTCGTCGAGGCAAATCTGTTGTCGAAAACAGCTGCCTTTAAAATAATCAATGAAAACGACAAGAGAACCTCAACCAGAGACTTCTCGAAGATTGTCAGTTCAATCCTGAAGGATATTAGATAATGCAAAAGAAGATTGGGAAAGTTTCTGGTCTCCTGCGCGTCCTCGAAGAAGAAGACGTAGAGAAGAAAATCGACGAAGCTGCTGGTGACGATGCTGCTGATGCTGCAGGCGACGCTGATACAGTCGAAAAAGTTGTCGAAGGCGATGACGAAGACGGCAAGAAGGTTGACGAAGCTGAAGGCGACGAAGATCTTGAAAAGAAGGATGAACAAGATCCTTTGACTGTCGATGACGATCAGACGTTCGTCGGCGAGAATTCCGATGACGAAGACGACGATCTCGTACTTCTTCTTGACGAGTCTGAAGAAGACGGCGAAAAGAAGGAAGAGTCTGAAGACGAAGAGAAAGTCGAAGAGTCTGACGAAGAAGAAAAAGTCGAAGAGTCTGACGAAGAAGAAGAAAAACTCGAATCTCTCCTGAAGAAGTTCGACATCAAAGCTTCTGAATTCGTTGAATGCAAGGCTATTCTTCACCAGCTCGTTACCGAGAAGGCAGAACGTCTCACGAAGAAGGCAGAAGCGAAGATCCAGAAATCTTATGCTGAGTCCAACACTCGTCGTCTGAAGAAGCTCCAGGAGAGCGTCAAGACATATGCACGACGTGCAGCTGCTAAGTTCGTCGAAGCTGAAAAGGCTAAGTTTGTAGAACGTGCTACTTTCGAAGCTCACTCTGCTTTCGTCGACAAGATCTCCACTCTGTTCGGAGAATTCGGTATCCAGGTCGATCCGAAGATCAAGACGAAGTTCGAAGGACTGAAGAACGAAATCAAGACTCGTAATCTTGAAATCGATCGTCTGAACTCGAAGAACGAACATCTTGCACTCAAGATCGAAGCTCACAAAATCGCTGGTGCTATCAAGACGTTGACTGAAGGTCTTACGCAGACTGACAGTGAGCGTTTCGTTCGTATCGTCGAAGGTCTGGAAATCAAGGACTACGCAGACTTCATCAAACGCGCTACGTCCGTGAAAGAGAAAGTTTTCTCTGAAAATTCTCAAGACTACAATACTTTCGTTGAGAGTCTTGACCAGTCGAAAGAAAAACAGAATCTCGGTATTCGTACCGAAAATTCGAAGCCTGAAAGCCTTGTGAATGCTGCTGCGAGCATCCTCTCTGGTAAACACGGTTGATCAGTCAATCGAAAAATTCGCAGAATAAAATAAACTCAGATTGATCAAATCAGGAGAATACCAATGTTCGCATTGTACAATGAACAGGACATCGAACTGTCCAAGAAGTGGGCCAAGGTGATCAATTCGCCTGACGCACGTCCGATCGCTGAACACGATCTTGGCACGCGTTACGGTCTCGCTCGCATGCTCGAAAACACTCAGAAGTTCCTCCAGACGGCTCGCGAAGGTGAGTTCATGGAATCGACTCCTACGACGGTAACGGCTAACGTTGCTAAGTGGGATCCGATCATCCTGTCGATGGTACGTCGTATGGGTCCTACCCTTCTCGGCAACCAGCTCGTCGGTGTACAGCCGATGAATTCCCCACAGGGTCTCGTATTCGCTCTTCGTCCTCGCTTCAAGAATGCTTCCGGCGCTGAAATCCACAAGGGTGCTCCTAAGGCACACTTCACTGGCTTCAAGTCTGATGGTTCTGCTGGTGGCGTAGGCGCTGATATCGCTACCGACATCCAGACGAATCCGCTTGCTGTAGCTGCTCCTGGTGATCCGCTCGGTAACGCATTCACGACTGGTACGGCGATGGATACCGCCACCGGTGAAGGTGACATCACGTCCGAAATCTCGATGACCGTCGACAAAGTGCCAGTCACTGCGAAGACGCGTTCATGCAAGGCTTCGTACTCGCTTGAAACTGCACAGGACCTTGCTTCTCAGCACGGCCTTTCTGCTGAT